AGGCGCATCATTTGCTTTTGATGTTCAGCCAATCTTGCCATCAGCTGGCGGCACAGCTCCAGATGCACAAACTGTTTCGCTTGCATTTACATGTGTGACAACACCTGTTTTGACAATCACTTGATAAGGAGATCGGGAGCATGAAACTACCAATTACGATTGAATACCACGATGGCACTCAGGAAACATTTACGGCTGCACCGCCGGAATGGGTCAAATGGGAAAAACAATTTGGTAACACAATTGCACAAGCACAAGACAAGATGGGAATAACTGATTTAGTTTTTCTTGCCTATCATGCAATGAAACGACAATCAGCTGGCAAACCAGTCAAACCAATTGAGGTTTGGACCGAGACAATCGCTGATGTGATTGTTGGTGAGGCAGACCCAAAAGTTATGCAGTCGGAAGCCTAAGTCGAATCATTTGGGAGATAGCCTTGGAGACGGGGTTATCACCAAATGAGTTTGAATCAGCCGAGGACATCTTGACCGTAATCGAGATTTTGGAAAGGCGGAATAATGGCAACTGACGCAATCACCTATGACAAAGCGGAATTGCGATCCATTACGCGCGCTTTTAAAGCCATGGATGATGAGGCAATTGATCAAGCCAAAAGCTCCTCAAATTCACTTGCCACTTATGTGCAGAGCCGGATTATTTCTGCAGCTGCTAGACGGCCAAACCAAGCATCATCAAGGATTGCTCAAGGCTCGCGCGTAAGTAAGTCATCAAAGATTGGCGAGATTTCATTTGGGTTTGCCGCGCAAAAATTTAGCGGCGGCGCAACAACCCAACAACTTTGGGGTGGCTTTGAATTTGGATCAAATAAATTCAAACAATTTCCCGTGTGGTCGGGCCGTGAAGGCCGCGGATCGCGTGGCTGGTTTATCTATCCGACATTAAGAGCTGAGCAACCCGAAATCATTAGGCAATGGGAGCAAGCGTTTGACAAAATAGTGAGGAAGTTTGACTAATGGCAACTGGATCAAGAACTCTCAAGCTGTCAATCCTTGCGGAAACCAAGGATTTAGTTTCAGGCTTAAAAACAGCCAGCACGGAAACACAATCATTTGGAGACAAGGCAACAGAGTTTGGCAAAAAAGCGGCGTTAGCATTTGCCGTTGCCGGTGCAGCTGCACTTAAATTTGGGTTTGATGCTGTCAAGGCCGCAACCGAGGATCAAGCCGCTCAAGCATTATTGGCAAAAACAATTGAGGCAACCACATCTGCAACCGCGGCACAGGTTAAAGGCGTTGAGGCTTACATAACAAAAACATCAATTGCTATTGGCGTGACTGATGATGAATTGCGCCCGGCATTTGGACGATTAGTAAAAAGCACAAACGATGTTGATGAAGCTCAAAGGTTGCTTAATCTTGCACTTGATCTAAGCGCGGCCAGCGGAAAGCCTCTCGAAACAGTAACAAATGCATTGGGTCGAGCCTATGACGGAAACACAACCGCGCTTGGCAAATTGGGGCTTGGACTTGACACCAACCTGTTGAAGTCAAAAGACAATGACGCAATTATTAGGCAATTAGAAACGACTTATGGTGAATTTGCCGAAGGCGCAGCCGAAACGGCAGCCAAGAAATTTGAGCGGATCAAGATCGCAACCGATGAAGCCAAAGAGTCAATTGGCGCGGCATTGCTGCCAATCATCGAGGAATTGTCAGATTTTGTTTTAACTACAGCTGTTCCAAATTTGCAGTCATTTGTTAATGCTTTGACTGGGCAAGGTAGTCTCGATGAAGCAAGCAAAAATGCAACGGACGGTGCTTACAATTTCGGGCTACAGATTAAAGCTATTTTAAAAACAGTCGTAGCATTTAAAACTGAATTGCTTGTATTGACTGCCGTCATTGCAGGTGTTTTTGTGGTGAGCAAAATAGCAGCGGGTGTAACAGCAACAATCCTTTTAATTAATAGTTTAATTAAGGCTTACAACTTATTAAAAGCATCATCCATTGTTGCTGGTGTCGCATCAGCATTTGCATTAAATCCGCTGCTAGGCGTGGGAGCCGTTGCATTAGCAGCTAGTGTTTTGGCAGGTGCAAACGCATTGGCAAATAGATCAAACACCGACACAGCGGACTTGCCCGGTGCAGGTGATTCCGGTGCAGGTTTTTCAGGAACAATGCCAAATGGGAAACCATTTGTCAGCGGTGGTGGCGGCACCGGTAGCGGTGGCAGCACTAGCGGCAACGGCAGCAGTAGTTCAAGCAGCTCAACAATACCTAAGATAACCAAGCCAAAAATTGTTGTGCCAGTATTTGATTCAGGTCGCGCTGGCAATTATCCATCGAGTGGTTTTCCGGGTTCTGATACAAGCTTTGATCCGAATCGTGTCGGCATGACATCAGCTGGCCAATCACCGACAATCAACCTCACGGTCAATGGTGCAATTGATTCGGAAGGTACAGCACGGACAATTATTGACACGCTCAATAACAGCTTCTATCGCGGCACCGGCGGCGCGGGTAATTTTGTGTCCGTAGCATGACAATTTTTAACCCAATTTGGCGCGTGACAATTGGCGGTGTTCAATACCAAACCGCTGTTTTGGCCAATCTAACAATCCAAAGCGGCCGCACAAACATTTATGAACAGGCACAAGCCGGATACATTAATCTTGAGCTCATCAACCTAGATCAATCAAATGTGGCCATCGAGATCAATAATTCACTTACCATTGAACTACAAGATTCCACAGCTACATTTGTGCCAATTTTTGGTGGCTCGGTCGTTGAGGTCGGCATTGCCGTGGCCGAGGTTGGATCGGTTGATTATGCCCAACGCATCCGGATCATCGCTTTAGGTGCATTGTCCAGATTGCCAAAGGCATTGACCGATGGCGTATTGACACAGGATTTTGATGGTGATCAAATTTTGACGATTCTTACCGATTTGCTAGTCGCGCAATGGAATGAAGTACCGGCAGCTTTACAATGGCAAACCTATGATCCAACTACTCAATGGCAAGATGCAGAAAATAGCGGATTGGGTGAGATCGACACACCGGGCAGCTATGAACTAGCGCAACGATCCTCAAGCCGTACTGATGTGTATTCATTAGTAGCAGCTTTGGCTACATCAGGATTAGGTTACATTTACGAATCGGCAACGGGCCAAATCAGCTATGCCTCGGCAGATCATCGTTCAATTTATCTCGCCACAAATGGTTATGTTGATCTAACAGCCAATCATGCAATCGCGTCGGGTTTAAGTATCCAACAGCGTGCCGGTGATGTGCGAAACGACATAACTATCAAATACGGCCAAAACAGCACTAGCGAAGTCAGCGCGACCGATGCAAATTCAATTGTAGAGTTTGGCCAATTATCTCAAATCTTTACGACTACCATCAAACATCAAGCCGATGCCGAGGATCAGGCAGACTTTTATCTGACTTTGAGATCGTATCCACAGTTTAATTTTAACGACTTTACATTTGAGCTAACAAACCCAGAATTAGACGATGTGGATCGGGATGCTTTGATCAACATTTTCATGGGTATGCCAACTCGAATCACGGACTTGCCGTTGAACATGGCAGCTGGCACATTTTTGGGCTTTGTCGAAGGCTGGACATGGCGAGCCGCCTATAACAGCGTTTCGGTCACGGCTATCATTTCTCCATTGTCATTCAGCCTTCAAGCGATGCAATGGCAAGATGTACCAATAGCAGAACAATGGAACACAATCAGCGGAAGCCTAATTTGGGCCGATGCGTTAGTCGTAGCATAAGGAGGAAACATGAGCAATCCAACAACACCATTTTCATGGCAAATGCCTACGGCCACGGATTTGGTCACAGATTTGCCAGCCGATTTTGAGGTGTTTGGTCAAGCTGTAGCAACATCAATGGCCGATCTATTAGGTGGCACATCCGGGCAAATTCTTGCCAAAAATTCAAACACCGACATGGATTTCGTGTGGATCGCAAACGATCAAGGTGACATCACAGGCGTCACGGCCACAACACCATTAACAGGCGGTGGCACATCGGGCGCAATAACTGTTGGAATTCAGGATGCATTAACCACACAAAAAGGCGCGGTGCAACT